ATACCACGCCATTGCCTTCGACTAGGCTTGTGGCGGGGTTTCCTGGCCTCCCTGAGGTCAGCAGAGTAGACACAGCGGAAATCACACCTGCTGATCCTCTGTTCTACCATGGCAGTGTGGATGGTGATTTTCCCCCCATCCCCCCTCCTGTCGTGAAGACGCCAATCCAAATGGCGAAAGCAGCTGCAAAGAAAGCAGCCGCCACTGTCACACAAAACGTACTTTCTGCGGCCATGTCTGCCGCTGACTACGTCAGCCAAGTCAACCCTTCCAACGTGTTCCGTTGGGGAGTGTATGCTGTTTCTCGCGTCGCTGCTTACCGTGCCACCTACCGTGCTGGTGGTTGGCATCTTTTGTGGCGCGAGCTTAACAAAAAGTACTCCCGTGTTCAAGAACAGTTGTTGTTGCAGCTCTCATGCTGCCAGACTTGGCCTGAGGTCCGAGATGTTTTGCGATCACAATGTCGCATGCCCGGCGATTTCCACCAAAAAGCGGCTGATGCTGTGTCAAAGCGCAGAGCTGCTGATGAAAAGGCGCGCAAGTTGCAGGCAGACAGCATCATACTCAAGCTGTTTGATGGTAGAAAGAGGCTTGCTGAGCTCATGTCGGGCAAAGTGAAGCGTAGCGGCTGGAAAAGTAGTGACGCCAGCTCAGACAGTTCCGATGATAGGGCTGCCCATGATGAGCAAAGGCGCCAAAAGGACATCTACAAGCTGGCCAAGAAAGTCGACGTCATGGAGCGTGAGCTTAAACTCATCAACACCATTGACGACCCGCCCCCTGGCAACATGGATTGCGGTTTCGGGATGGTTTCCCAAGTTCATGTTGGCAACGGCGACGCTTTGCGCTCCCGGATTGAGGAGCGTTACCTCCTTCAGATGGCTATTGAGCTGTTTGCGTTGACATGGCTCACGTGCGCTGGTTATGATGACCCTGGCAAGAAGACGCCAAAACCTTGGAAGAAGGGCTTCAAAAGTGAGGCTCCTCCCAGTGACGTTGTCCACGAGGGCCCTCGCAACCAGCGCATAGCAGATCGCAGTGTGCGCATTGGTAAGGTGTCCCACAAGGGCACTTTTCAGTACGATAGCCTTTTCCTTCGACTCCCTGCCACGCTCATGCAGAGCTGGTTCGACAGGTGCAAGCAGGAAAAGCTTGAGCTGAATTCCGACGCTGCGCAACTTATCATCAGAGGTTGGGCTGCCAAGGACCTCGATGATAGAGATTCCCGCGATGAGTACACTGTGCTTACCGATGAGCAGTATGCCAAATCCATCCGCGACGAAGCTGTTGCCGAGGAGTTTGAGCGCCGCCATGCTGAACGGGGTGGTGATGAGGATCGGTTCCTTGATGCCAATGAACGCTTGCGGCAGGAGAAAGAGGACTACCTCGATCCTGATTTCCAGCAGCGCATTGGGCTCGAAGCCCCTCGTGTTAACCTAGTCGACAAGACTCTTCAAGCCAAGATTGCTGAAGCCCCAAAGTGCGAGCGCTGCGGCGAGCCTGGCCATGTGCGATTTTCATGCAGAAGTGAGCGACCTTTCCAGTGCGCCAAATGCGCTGGAGCTCACCATTCTGACACGTGCAAAGCTAAGAAGTGCGCCACTTGCGGCCGCTGGAACCACCAGCCGGTCTGCAAGTTTTGCTCAAAGAAACCCGGCCTTGAGGCTCGCGTTAGCCCGCTCACTGAGAGGTTTGTTGAAATGGATCCGGCACAAATTGCCTACCTTTACCAAACTGATGACCCCAAGAAGGTCGTGCAGACTATTGCCACCAAAGTCGGTGAGGCCTTCTGCATGGTGAGGCACACCGAGATCCCTCAAGGTGTGTACTCTGCGCAATTCCGCCGCGCTGATGGCTCCCTTGATCCCAAGGTTTACGAAGTGCGTCCGCGTAAGGTGTTTGATGCTGATGCCCAGATGATTGATATTGTCGATGGCAAACAGCCTTATAACTGCAAATCGTGGAAGTATGCTCGCCCGTTGGACGGCGAGGCGCTCTTCGTCGGCCTGTTTGAGCCGTTGCAGCCTCTTGAGCTTAGTAGAGTTGGAATCAAACCTTGCAACCTGGCTGGTGGCAGTCACACAGCCAACACCACTATTGGCCATTGTGGTGGATTTTTGTTGCAAAACTCGACTTATGTTGGCGTCCACGCTGCCTCTGAAACGCGAAATTCTGTTGTTGTTAACGTTTTCACGCGTGTTGACCCCACCCCTGGCGGAGGCCTGGGGTTTTTTCGGTCGGCCATGAGGTAGCGCGAAAGGAGTGGGCACTGCCGATCGTGCAGGTTGTGCCCCCAACTCCAACACGCTCGCACGTTTATGCCAGATGCAATGGCCATGTGTCTGTGCCAAAAGCCATTGGTGAGGATCCTGCCATGTCCGACCTAAAACCATTCGCCGAAGGGTTCTCCATGGCTAGGTGTGGTGAAGAGGCCCTTGTCTCATATCTCGACAAGTGCCAAGTTCCAATTGCACCTTTGCCTCCTGAGTTTGAAGCTCTCATCCCTGACGTCGTCCGCCTTGTGTGGTCCCGACTCCCCTGGAGCCGAATGGACCCAGTTCGCGGTATGACTCATTCGGAAGCTGTGGCTGAAATGAAGCCGCACACCGCTGTTGGTTATCCCTTCAAGGAGGCGTCTAAGGGCGAGTTTTTGACGGCCATTAATCAATATAGGCTGTTCTCTAACTACCGCAATGTGCACACCAGCCCACCATACACCACTGTTGCTTACAAGGTTGAGGCTTTGCCTGATGCAACTGTGAAGCGCAAGGGCTGCCGGATCCTGCGTTTTGTTAACATCGATTTTCTTTACAAGCAGCTTCGGCTTTATGGCCACCTCATGCATGCCCACAATGATGGCGCCGACTGGCCACGAGACATGTGCCTCGGCGCATTCAATGAGTTCTGCGGTGGCTGGGAAAAACTTCACCAAGCCTTTGATGGCCTTTGTTGCTTTGGATCTGATGGGAAATATTATGACACTTGTTTCAGTGATTTTGACTATGCCGTCATTGACCTCCTTTTGCGAAAGGTCATGGCGTGCACTGACCTTTCGGTCCATGAGTATATCATGAAGCACTCACGAGTTTCCCATGGTCTCGTTCGTTCCAACGAGATCTGGAGGTTCCGCAACACGCATTCCACTGGCCACCTTTTAACCAAAGTCTTTAATGACCTCAAGACTTGCTCCAGCTTCGCGCTGACCTATCTTCTCGAGTACCGACGCCGTGCTCTCAATCCACAACGTGAGTTTGAACTTTTTTCTCATTGTGTGGTGACGGCCGTTTGCGGTGACGATAATTTGTTTGCGGTTCGCTGTGACGATGAGGATCTTTCTTGGTTCACTGGCCCTCTTTTGCGTGAAACCTGTGGCAGGATGGGCACTGTTTTTGAGCTGGAAAACGAAGAGCCCCAAAACTCAGATACTCTTGGGTTTTTGTCCACTACCACCATTGTGGACCCTCCGTCGGGATATCGACTGCCGCTGCATAAAGGCGGCAAGACGATTGCCAAAGTGCTCCACGCCAAGCATGATGAGCGCACCACTGAAATGCGCTGGCAGCGCGTCTATGGTGCACTTCTCACATGCTGGCCAGATCCCAGTTATCGGCGTCCACTTCAGGCCAAGCTTGATCAACTTCGGCCCCATTTGGAACCAGGTTCTACTCATTTGAATGACAAGTACGACAACCGCCACCTGCGGTTGCAGTTCACGGGCCTTGAGGGCCCGACTCTCTAGACCTTAATGGAGGGGCGTTGTGGCAATGTCCGCAGCCCCATTTTCAAGCGGTATTTAAACTAAGTACTTG